TGGAACAGGTGAACAAGGTGAAGTCCGCCGTCCTCCCTTCCGGACGCCCCGACCACGTTCGCCTTGTTCCCGTCGAACGTGACGTTACGAAGGTATGTCGTCGCACCGCCAGCCTCCAGTCGGACGGTGAACGGCACGGTTCCCGCCGTGGCACCGTCTGCGGTGCGGTAGGTGGCGTTCTGGACCGTGTGGCCGGGACGCACGTACGCGCCCGTGTGCGCCCACCCGCGCTCGGCCGTGTCGTACGGGTTCACGGTGCCCACGGTGTACGTGAGTCCCTGACCGTCGATGGTGTGAATCCCGTAGTCGTGCGCGTAGTCGTAGCAGGACTGAAGTGCAAGATTGTCCAGCGAAACCCCGTCGTTGACGGTGCCGAACTGCTTCGGGTGAACCGTTCCCGTCAGGGTCGGCCGGTACGCGACGCCCTGACCGGAAATGTCGTAGCTCTCCGACGGGGACCCGATGACGGTGTAGGTCGCCGCCCCGCCGTCACCGGCCGCGTAATACCCGAGAGTTGCCGCCATGGAACCAATGGGCAACGGCTGCGACTGAGCCATGTCAGCGGCCGTGGAAAACTGCTTGACACTCTTTCGCAGCTCTGTCCGCGTGTTGGAAATTTCTTCGTCGATCATCTCGTGCGCGAGATTCACGTCACCGCGCCACGAAGGCTTGTCGGTGTCCGCAAAAAGCGGAAGCCCAAGAACCGTTGTCTCCCGTGAAAAACCCATTAGATTGCCTCTCCGTTCATACCGGTGTAAGTGCGACCGTTCCACAGCAGAACGCGCTTCAGGTCACGGTCGTAAATCAGTGTTCCCTCGTCGGCAATACCATACACCGGGCGAGTGGTGGAAGAATAGGCTTGCACGTTCGACTGATCGGCGGAAATATCCTTGATGTTCTGCTGAATCTGCTTGTCACGCTTCGCCAGCTCGTCAGCGATGTACTGACGCACCGCACCGTCGTTGTCGGCAATCGCCTTGTCGATGAGGCGAAAAGCCTCGTTCATGTCACCGCGCCACGTCGGTTGGTCGTCGTCCGTGTACTGCGGCAGGCCAAGATTCTCCGTCGCACCTGAATACGTCATTACTTGATCCCTTCAAAGTCGCCAAGCTGCGAATTGATGTACGACAACGGAGCAAGGTCGTACCGGCGCGCTGACAGATTCAGTCCGTCGTACTCTGCCGCCGTCAGCCCGAGACTGTCGTAGTCGGACGCGAACATGGCGTGCACCCGAAGGTTGTCGAACGTGTTCCCTAGAACCTTGGACACCGAAGAAAGGCGGGTGCCGTTCGTCGGGTCAAGCGTGACGCCCTGCTCGTGAGTCTCCCGGACAATCTCACGGAACCATGTCTCAACCCGGTCAAACTCGTTACCGGTGTCGCGTCGGACGCTGGCGAACTCTTCGTCGGTCTCACGCTCGACGCGCTCAATCTCGGCGGCGGTCTCCGACTCGACACGCTCAATCTCTTCGGACAGCAGCTTGGCGAGACGCCCCAACGCGCCGTTGAACTCGTCAATGGTGTCATTGTGGTGTTCTTGGTCCTCTTTGCGCCCTCGCTTCAGACCGTTAATCTCGCCACGGAAGTCCTCTAGCAGCTTCAGATACGTTGCGCCGTCCCGGTAGGTGAACGGCGTGACGTTTGATATCGGCTTAGAGGGAATAGGGGAAAAGCCCGAACCCGTAACCATAATATCCTCTTTCGGTGAATTCGTCGCCGTTGTCCCAAACCTGCATGAACAGCGGTTCCAGTTCTTCAATAACTTGCATATCAATGTTGAGGAACGTTTGACGGAATTGTAGCAGCATAAGAGCCTGAGACCCCTGCCACCCCGCCGTCTCTGATTCCGTCTTTCCGGTCTGCTCCGTGGACTGAGCCACCGTGCCCCGGTCGTCGGCCGTCCCCGTCGCCGTCGTCCGACTCGTGGCGTCCTGAGCGCCCGTGGCGTAGTCCCCGTTCCCGGCAAGACGCATCTGCGGCGTCTCGGAACTCACCGTCCGGGACGAACCGTCCGACGTGGACGCATTCTCCCCGTGACTCTCGGACGTGGTGTCCATAGTGGAACTACCGAGCGAGTCGGCAACCGTCCGCATGGAAATGGTGTTCAACGGGTCAATCGTCAGCCGCTCAGACTTATAGAGCTGGTTGTACAGCGGCATAATTTCATTCATCTTCCGCCGAAGGGCGTAGGTGAACATGGTGAAGGTCTCGTGACCAATCTCCCGGAAACGGAAATGGTCAATGATCTTCGCGTTGAGACTTTCCCGGTAAGCCTCGTCAAAAATCGGGTAGGAATCGAGACCGAGATTCACACCGGTCTCGATAACTTCGTCAAGAGTCGCTGTAAATGTTGCCACTTCCCAAGCCTCTCGTGATAGTCATACCGTCCGGCATGGACGATCCCTCACTGTCCATGTCCCACCGGACCGAAACACTCAGGTCGAACATCTTGTTGATCTGCTCGGCCGCGTACTGGCGTGAGTTGAGCGAGATACCACGGGACGCCGCAACCTGATCGTCGTTCGCGCCAACCTCGGCCGCGACAAGACGCTCTTTCTTGTCCTGGTTCGCGTTGTTGATGCCGAGCATCGTCATGCACTCGTTCCACAGCTTCGACTTAGAAAGCTGAAGATTCAGAACAACGTCCTTGTCAATCGAGACCGGGAAAGCCTGAATCTTTTCCCCAATCTGCTGACCGAGCTGCGACGTACCAAAAATGATCGGCTGCCCCTCCGTGTGCTGACGCATGATGTTGACATAGGATTGACGCTCGTTCTCGTCAACAAAAACCATGTAGTTGTAACGCATCGCGTCAAGGTTAATCTCGATGGTTCGGTCAAGCTGCGCCAGCCGCGTCGCATAAACCATGACGATATCCCAGTCAGGGACACGGAGGTAGTTAGACCATATCGGCACACACTCTTTAGCCGTGAGCGTCTTGCTACCGCCCATGGTGTTACCGATGACGGTAAACGTCGTCGGATTGTCATACATGTTCACCTTGCCGGTACCGGCGGCCTGGAGACAGAGATACCGGTCAAACTCTTTGTCGAAGTAGAACACGGCAAGAGCCTTGTTGAACAATGTCAGTTCCAGAAAGCGCGTGTCAATGCTGTCCGGCAGTCCAACCCATTTGAACCGGTTGCACGACAGCTCCGTGAGAACGCGAATATACATGCGCTCAATAAGAGCCTTACGGTTGCTCTTCGGGTTGTTCAGGAACGGTGCGTAGATGGAGTCGTAAACCCCGTCCGCCTTTCGTCGGCTCACAGTCTCACCCCCGGCAGTGGGTCGTTGTCGGCAATATCAATATTGCCGATATCGGAAGCGTTGTTCCACACGGTAACGCCTTTCTCAAAAATTCCCCGTAGGGTTTGCTTGAACATTTCCGGGCATGTGCTAGACGTGATATAGGTCTCACGGAGTTTCCAGTACGTGAACCGCGTCATCACCTGGTAATTGATCGGCATACGACCAAACCGGTTGATCGCGTAACCATACCTGAGCCAATACTCGCCGATAACGTGAATCATCGCCTGCTGAAGCGTCTTGACCTTAGCGTAAACGCCCCACTTAAAAGTCACAAGGTTAAAGGCGTCCCCGCCCACCTGGCCGACCGTCGTCGGCTGGATCATGCGCGCATCCTGAACCTTCGCGTTGATCGCCGCAATCGCGTTCTCGTAGTCACCACGGGCGGCAAAATCCGCGTACGCGCGGTTCGTGTCCCGAAGGTAGCCCTGATTCTCGACACCCGCCCGCGTCTGGGCGTTCGCCAGACCCGTGTTGATCCCGAGCTGCTGATTGTTCTGGTTCGTCTGGATCGCATAGTCAACCGCGCTGTTAGCCGCCGCCAGCGCACCCGACGCCACCCCGGCCGGACCGCCCTGGGCGACACCGCCAATGGCACCGTTGACGCCACCCTGCAACGCCCGGTAACCGGCCGTGGTGTTTGCCAGAGCCGTCGTTTGTGTCGCCGCGCTCACCTGATTCCGGTTGAGCGTCTGAGCCAGACCCATACCCGCGCTCGCCTGATCGAAAGCCAGAGAGTTTCCGGCAAGTGCCCGCGTCTGCGACCAGTCCGCCGCCTGTTGCTGATACGCGATGGAGTGAGAATTCGCAGCCATGTAGGTAAGGTACCCGTTGTTCACGAGAGAGAACTGCGGGAAGTTGAAAATGCCCGTCTGCATGTCAAGGAACTCAGCGTTGTCATTGACAATCTCGCCCGCGCTGGAAACCTCGTCAATCATCCCCGCCGTAGAATTGTACTTGTACGGGATGAAAGCGATACGCGGGGACGGCGGCGCAAGGTGCGTGAGCTGAAGGACCTCAATGTTCGCCCCGCCCATGGACTCAGGCTTCAGAATGAGCGGCGTGCCCGTGTAGGACGTTAGCTCAACAACGGTGTACGGGTAAACCTGGAACTTCTTCAGATGCTTGTAACGGTCCGCCAACTGTTCGGCAACCTCACCACGGAAGTTCGACGCAAGGTTATGCTTTTTGTTGTGAACGCTTCCCTGAATGAGTTTCTTGACCGGCGTCACCATCCCGTCAAGAACAATGTCGTCAGCGACCTGAACGCCGTCCACCGTCCATGCGGTGATCTTCGGAATAGCCGTGATCGACAGAATTCCCTGAGTGATCCACGGCTTTTGCGAAAAGGCGGACATGAAAGAACGGAACTGTCCGACTGAATCAAAATAGTACAGCTCAGCACCGTTCGGAATTCCCTCAAAACTTGACCCGTTCGCCGTCGAAAGCTTCGGCGCGTTCACGTCCCCACCGGAGTCCGTCAGGGAAACCGTGGACGTGACAAGAATAGCGACACCGGGATTGTCGCCCGTATTGATCGCCGCAATATCTTTCTTGTACGAACGGATAATCCGGTACTCGCCGCCCACGTCGAGACCTTCCGGAACCGTCAGGTACTCACGCCCGTAGTCGTTGAACTGATTCTCATTGGCAATACCGATGTGCCCGCGCTCAATGTAACAGTTGCCGAAAGAGGCGTTACGGTGGAACGTCTGCCACACGTCCAACTGGATATGAAGCTCAGTGGTATTCGGCGCGACATAACGCACATCGTTGATGAAGTAGTAGAACGTACGCGGAGAGTCCCCGGATACCGGCTGAGTCGCATTGTGGACACGCAGATAGTTGAACTTGTACGCAGCATTGAACGGCAGCGAGATACGCACCGGGTTACCGGGCTTCGCGTACGTCAGCCCGGAAAAACTCACCGACGGACCGGCGTTGTTCGTCAGATACTCGTCAAGCTTCGCCTGAGTGCTGAAGTACACAACGTCTCGGTAGTCCGACGCCCACGGCACGTTGCAGAGCTGAACCGTCGTGCCAGGCGTCCACACGGAGTAGTTGAATTCCAGACCGAACGACGAACCGTCGTGCGGTGGCAGGTCTTTAATTCCCATGGCGGAATCCTATCAGTAAAACTTGCGCTGAGAGTTGAGGTAAGCAATTTCCGCGTTAACCATCATCGGGCCACGAGCAACCCTGTACGGCTCCGTCAGACCGTCAATACGCCCACGGTACAGACCCTTCGACGCGAGGAACCGCTGAAGCGCGTCCACCGTCCACGGACCGAACTTCCCGTCGATCCACCCGTTGTAGTACCCGAGACCCTTCAGCCACCGCTGAAAGTTCTTCGTCAGGCTCTTGTCCTCATGCCCCACGTCGGCCAACAGCTTTCGCCACGCCGCGTCCGACGCCGCCGTGTGCCTCCCGGTCAGCGGCAGGTCGTACGTCGGCCACGGTCCCGGCGCGGCAGGCTTCGGGGCCGGAACCGGAACAGACTTTCCCGGAGCGGTGGGAAGCTTCGCCGTCGTCCCGTACGCGACGTTCAGCGCGTTGACGATCCCGCGCGCCAGCGCGTCCGCGATCTGAGGCTTGTTCTCACGAATCCACTTCGCCCCCGCCTCGGTGTCGTGAAAATCAACCTCAGCAATAACGGCGTAAGCCTTCGTGGTGCGCGTCTCATAGTGGTTCATCACGACAACGCCCAGGTCGCCGGTCGGTGTCAGGGCGGCAATCTCTTTCTGAATCTCGCGCGCCATTTGCTCGGACTTCGTACCACGCCGGTAAATGAACATTCCCGCACCACGAGAAACACCGTTGTGGGCGTTCGTGTGAAGCGCAAAATGA